GCATTCATGTTCCCACATCAGGGCGGCTTGGGCAACGACCTAAGCAAGTTCCAAGTCACTGTGAACGATGTAGAACAACTAACAATGATCAAGTTTCCAGTGCCACGCAACATGCCAAAAGACCGGGTATTACCTCTGTGGCCTGTTAATTTCAAAGCTATAACAGACTCCAAGAGAGCAGTTTGCAAATAAGATACAAGAACCGCTAAATAAACAATCATGCGCATACACGACATCATAAATGAAGAAGGCGAAGCTACCAGCACACTAAGCAATAGTGTAGCCAGTGTGGCTTTCCCATTATTTGGCGATCAAAAGATGATACGTAGGGCAGTTGACCCTAATGGCTATCTCAGCGGCAAAAAGAAAAAGAAAAAAGTATCTGAAAAGATGCACCACAATCATGCACAAGCACTTCCGGGCGTGACCAGCATAGGTGATCCGTACAAAGACAACTATGATTGGGGTACAACTGTAGCAGGACACGACGGCAAGAAGCAAACAGCACCTAAAGCATCATCTGAGAATTCGCCCTTCAAGGACCAAGGTATTACCACTAGCCAGTTTGATGTAGAACGCAAGATGGCATCAGCGGCAGCTAAGAGTCCTAAAAAGCATACAAGCGATGTTAGTGCTGAACCCGAAGATACCAATACAAAAAGCCCTGTTGCATCGTCTGTTAAAGAAGCCAAATCTAAAAAGATAAATCCCGGCGTAGCCAATGTGATAGACATTGGTGATCAATATTATGGTGCATACAAGTGGAGCAAAAATGCCGCTGGTTATGACACTAAACAAACCGCACCAGATCCTTCTACTCCCAGCGGCATTTTCAAAGATACTGCCGTGGTAGTGCCTTATAGCAAATCTGATATGAAAAAAGCGCAGGGTTCAAATCAAAATCGCGGAAAACGCAAGACTCCTTCAAAAATAAAAGAGCCAAACGGTACCAACACAAAGAGTACAGTAGCCGCTCCTAAAATGACTGAGGCACCTGAACTGTTCTCTGACAATGTAATCTATCGTTTGGATCCAGAAAATCCAATGGACGATAGCGAAATACTTGTGATTGGTGGTGCAGGCCGTTATAGCCTTAAAGGCCTACGTGCCAAGGCACGTAAAGAAGCCGCACAACTAGCACAAGATTTGCAGAGCGACCACGGACAAAGTTTCCGAGGCGGCGCATATAACATCAACCAATTGGCAAATACGCTGAAAACTATCGTGGCAGCGTATGACCAGTTGAACAAGATTCGTAGCAAGGGCGGTACCAAAGCCCGCGGAATAAGAAACGAAGACAAAGCCCTGATTGACGAGTGTATGAACATCGCAGAGCAGTGGACAACAAAATTCAAATCCAAGGTGATACAATGAAAATTAATCAACTAGGCCAAGTAGCCGAAGCTAAAATGAAATGCAACGAAACCCCAGCTGGTACGCCTTGTCCAGTCCACGGTCTTAAAGAGTGCGCAGGATACAGCATGACAGAAGCCGCAGAAGAAGTGACTTGTTCACAATGTGGCAAGGGCTTTAGTGCTAAAGGACTAAAGGCTCCATACCAAACTGGCTTCTCGCATTGCAAAGATCACAAGGGCATGAAGATTGTGTCCGAAGATCGAACAGAAGTCAAAGACAAAGAAGGCAAAGTCGTCAGTTGGAAAGATGAAGGCGACTGGAAAAAGTCCACTGCTAAAAAAGATCCACGTGGTAAAGTTACCAACATGAGCGACAAAGCACGTAAAGAAACTGAAAAGATGTCTAAAAATGAAAGCCTTAAAGAGGCTCACATTCTCAGCATGCATGTGGAAGACGATCACGAAGTAAAGATGGCACAAGGCGATCTATATCAGATGGCCAAGAAGACAATCGCATTGCACAAGATGCTGGACAATGTTGATCAGCTGGAAGGTTGGGTACAAGGCAAGATCACACTGGCAGCAGATTATGTTGCCACAGTTTACGATTACATGGATCACCAACTGGCAATGGCTGGTAACATCGATGGTATTGGCGAACAAATGGCTGAAGCTATCGTACCAACAGGTTCGACTGTGAGTGCCAAGAAGTTGCCACCACAAACAGCACAGGTTGCCAAGAAAGTTGCACAGGGACTTAATACTTCACAGAACTCTGTAATGACTGATCCAGATGGAAATATTTCTATCGTGGCCAAAAAAGACGTTGCCAAGAAGAACGCACAGGGCAACATGGAAGTGACAGAAGAAGATAACGCACCTGCTGAACAGTACAAGAGCTTGAATGATGTTTATCCAGCTGGTTCAACTGAAATTTGGTACTGGAAGGATGACTTTGGCCGCGATGCTATGATGGGTGCCAACTGGCTGGCCAAGCATAACAGGATGCCAAAGCCAGAGAACATTGGTGACAACTATGTGTTGATTGGCAAGATCGCAGAAACCAATCTTGACAAGATCTACATGAAGATGCAGGGCGAAATGTGGAGCCCTCGTGGACAAGCTCGTAGCATGATCCGTTCAAGCGGCACTGGCCACACGTCAATGAGCATGGGCGACATTGTGAAAATTGGTGGCAAGTTCATGATGGTTGACCGTTTTGGTTGGCATGACATTACACAACAGCCGCAAGAAGAAAGCGTTAATGTACGTCTCAAGGCCAAGCCTATGGACGAAAGCGTGATGAGCGAAATTGATGCAGAGCTTCGTGAGATTGTCAAGAACGAAGACTACGATGCCGTGTACAAGTTGATGTCTGCTACTACACCTGCCGGCAAGTACATACAAAACATGGCCGATGATATTGTCATTGATCATCACTTGCATCCAGATGATGACTTTGAGAAAATTGAAGAATATGTGTGGGATCGCTTGGTACAAGACTTCGGCGTTGATGAATCAACATTTGCTGATGCTGGTGCTACGCTAGGCGGAACACTAGGGGGTGCCGGCGGGTTTGCTCTTTCTAAAAAGAAGAGTGGTTATGTAGCAGGTGCCGCAGTTGGTTCAGCTATAGGCGCAACTGCTGGAAAGTGGTTGGACAAAAAACTGGGCAACAAGCCCAAATCACCTGAAGAGATGCAAGAAGCAGACGAGCCCGAAGCAGACGGCAATGAAAACGGTATCTATCAGATGCGCAAGGTAATCAACTTGCGTGGTCAATATGATGTGCCATTTGCTGATGGCAAGAAGGTACGGGTGCCTGTAAACATGGCGCATGCAGTATTGCAGAAGTTTGCCAGTTTAAGAATGCCAAACGATAAGTTAGCATTCACTCGTGCAGTGACCAAGAGCTTTGATTCTCTCAAAGCCGCAATCGGCGTAAGAGAAGATGTTGATGCACGTGCCAAGAAGATATTCGGTGAAGACTGGGGTTCGAGTGATACATCAGCTGCCATCAACATGATGAAAGAATATATCCGTTCAACACACGGTGGAAGATATAATCCTGAAACGATCGAAGATGCCGCACGTGATGCTGGTGAATTCTATTACGATCAAATGGGATATGATACACCCGAAGAGGCAGCTGATAGTTTGGTCAGCCACTTTGTACGTCGTTGGATGAGCGGTAGCTTAAAGGCTGATTAAGGATCACTAAGATGCGTGTGCATGACTTTTTTGAAAATAAGATCAAGGGTGCTGACGGTAAAGCCTGTTGGGACGGTTATCGTTACAACGGTACCAAAGACGGTAAAGACAGTTGCGTTAAAGTAGACGAAGCTCGTGCAGATGTCAACTTTGATGCAGAAGATCTCAAGCGTCTTGAACGTATCAGTGATCTAGAAACACTAAAGACACAGGCATTTGCGCTGATCAGCAAGCCAAGTGCCAAGCCAATGAAGCCTGAAAAGGTATCTTGGTTCAAGCAAGCACTTGCTGGCAAGTCAAACAAGATTGCTGTGATCAAGATGATGTACGACCTGATGCTGAGTGGCGAAGGTAACTCAGTCATTGGTAGCAAAAATAGTATGAATCCCAACAGCTATCGCAAGGTATTCAACTCTGCCACTAGCGAAGGTGTAACAGAAAATGCCGAAGAGCTTGGCATAGGTGATGACGTTATCATCTCCGGCAATGTAGAGTTCAATGGTAAGACTGGCGTGATTGATTCTTTTGGACAAGATAAGCGTTTCGTTATTGTTAATCTTTATAACCACGGCAAGCATAGCTTCCATAGCAGTGACGTAAGTGCTAATGATTATGCCGATAGCGACGAAGAAGAAGCTCGCATGTCTGAGGCATATCAAAACGACGAATCAAATCTGTTGTACATATATGACAAAACTGACGGTCGCCTCAAACAAAAGATGATTGCCAACCTCGATGAACCACAGGCTCGTAGCATGGGTTATAGAGATAGCATAGATGCCGCGCTTCGTGTGGCTAATATCATCCGTAGCAAGTTTGATGCCAAGAAGTTTGTACAGAAGCAAGGCAACCAGTGGGTACCAGTTTATCCTTTTGGCCAACAAGGCGTTGGCGAAGCTGCCAACCCAGCACAGCAAGCTGCCATTGCTATTGCTAAGAAAAAGCAAGATGCAAAAGAAGCATTTGCAAGTCCTCCTCCATTCAAAGACATGATCGCATCCATCTACCAACCCAAGGTAGGTGATAGCATTCGCACACGCAAGGGTGGCCAGATTCCAGGTACTGTGGAAAAAGTTGCAGACCATAATGGAATTGAATACTGCTGGTTCCGTCATCCAGAAGGTAAACTATATAAGACTCCTTGCAGTAACGTAATGCGAGGTTGATATGTTGCAGGTATCATCCAATGCACTTCGGGAAGATGCCACTATCAAATGGGAAGTAAGCGATTCCTGCTTCACCGAAGATAACATCAAATACTATGACAAAGACGGCTTTGAACTTTGCCGTCTTGAAAAATCATACTATCGCATACACGGATATCCTTTCTATCAGCATCTAAACCACGACAGCGTTTGGTCAGAGTCGTGGTTCATCAGAGAACCCAATACCCATGGACTTATCGTTGATCATAGCATGATATTGTATCGCTGTGATTTTGCAGCCAGTGCTAGGGCACAGATAGAACGTCATCGCAAAGACCTTCCGCGACTTGATTTTATGTTGCGAGCAAAACGCAAATGGGGACTCGACATGGCGCTGGACTGGGCAGATGACGAAGGTGCGTTTGAAGTCATACATATAGAAATGGATTCATATGAATATAATGAAACATGTGATGACAAACAACGTATAGAAGAATTTATACTAAAGACCGATTGGGAAGCTGCCGCAAAAAGCATTAGGGCTAAGAGAGACCAATGGGAATCACTAACTGGGTTTGCGCAAAACGACTGGAAGGCACAGTACTTTGGTTTTGCAAAGGCCGAAAGGACACAAAAAAGTGGCTAAAATGAAAAACACATTAGCAGTTCTATTATTAGCAACAGCATTATCTGGATGTGCTGGTATCATGGACTTGATACCAAGCCACTGGGATCCAAACGAATCTGCTGCCATTACTGATGCTCGGTATTCAGCAGTAAAAGCTGATTGCACCAATCCTAAGATTGTAGAAGACTTGTTAAAAGTACAGCAACGACTTGATTGGCTGGTGTTGTATACCGAAAGCAAAGGCAGCAAAGATATCAACAAGATGCTTACTCCTGTAAAAGAAACGCTTGATCCGCTAGTGCAACGAGCACAGCAAGGCGGCATGAGCCCTGCTTATTGCCAGCTGAAAATGAAGATCATACGTGCTGAACTAGATGCAGTAGCACGTGGTACCAACGCAAGGAACATGCCATGACATTAGAACAACTAGCACAATGCGGTAAGCCTTGGGCACAAGAACGTGCGCAGGTAGCATTAGATATGCAAAAGATGTTTGCCAATGGTGAAATGTCTAAGGAAGAGTTTGTAGAGCTTACACAGGACTTGATCCGTGCAGATCAACTGAACAAAGACGCAGATGATGTAGAAACCAAGGCCATGCTAGAAACAGCAATCAAGCAGTTGGTATCCATTGTAAGCGGAATGATCTGATAAATATCGGATAGGAGATACATCATGGAAGAACTAGTTATCGCACTCAAGAAAGCATTGGCAAACACATTCGCTTTCTATCTTAAAACACACGGATTTCACTGGAATGTAACTGGTCCAGATTTCCATCAGTATCACAAGTTATTGGAACAAATCTACGAAGAAGTATACGGTAGCGTAGATCAGTTCGGCGAAGAAATTCGCGCACTTGGCGATTATGCACCAGCAAGTTTTTCTCGCTTTGCATCATTAACAGACATTGAAGACGAACTTAAAATACCTCCAGCATTGACAATGATAGAGCGTTTGGTTGCTGACAACGAAAAAGTATTAGCTTCGATTGAAGCCGCATATGAATCAGCAGAAGCAAACCATGCGCATGGGTTGAGTAACTTCTTGGCCGAACGTCAAGACGCACACAAGAAACATGCGTGGATGTTATCAGCTACGCTAAAAAGATAAGGACATGTCATGATAGAATTAGAAGCATTATATGCCTGCTTTCCGCAGACCAAGAAGGATCGTGTAGCTTATTTCCACGAAGGTATTTGCCAAGCGTTCGAAGTATTCGAGATTGATAATCCACGTCGCCAGGCAGCGTTCCTTGCACAATGTGGACATGAGTCAGGCGGACTTAACCTGACTGAAGAAAATCTACACTATAAGGCAAAGACATTGATGGCTTTGTGGCCTAAGAAGTTCGCTGGTGTTGCAGACGAGTATGCTGCCAAAGGCCCACAGGCTATTGCTAGCCGTGCTTATGGAGGACGTATGGGTAACGGTCCAGAAGAAACTGGCGATGGTTACACATATCGTGGTCGCGGTCTGATCCAATTGACCGGTAAAGACAATTACATTGCCTGTGCCGATGCACTAGGTGTTGATATCGTAAGCGAGCCTGATTTGGTTGCACAGAATCCAATTGCTGTTCTTTCAGCTGGTTGGTTTTGGGATACACATCATCTCAATGCACTTGCTGACGCCGAAGATTTGGTAACAATGACTAAGCGTATCAATGGTGGTACGATTGGATTGGATGACCGTATCAAGCACTACGAACACATGAAGTCCGTTCTGGGCGCATAAGACTACACAAATCAAAGAATCTCCTTGACATGTAGCCGCTAGAGTAATATACTAGTAGCTATAAACAAGGAGATTCCTATGAACGCACGAATGTTCTCGGCTGAAGAGAAGGCCAAACTTACACGCATTATCAACGAAGGTATTCAGGTCACCACTGAGATCCAAACTCTCAAAGAAGGACTTTCCGAAACAGTAAAAGCGATTGCTGAAGAAATGGATATGAAGCCATCCGTTCTCCAGAAAGCAATTCGCATCGCCCATAAGTCAACACTCGGCGAAGAAAAAGACAAGCTCACTGAAGTTGAAGAAGTACTCGAGGCCGTTGGCCGCACATTGTAATGAATGGCTTCATTACAGATATATTCCAATGGATAAGAGATGACTACAGGACGAACCGAACGAGGTTTGTTGTTGAGGTTGTTGCTTGGGCTATCAGCATTGGCTGTAGTGTTACTATGGCCCTTACTGTTCCTAACCCTCCTCTGCTTATGCTTTATCCTATTTGGATTAGCGGCTGTGGCTTATATGCTTGGGCCAGTTGGACTCGTGGTAGCTTTGGCATGCTTGCTAATTATATACTCCTCACTACTATTGACAGCGTTGGCCTCATTAGGATGATCATGCAATGAGTAGTTCGGATGCAAGGTTCATTGCGGTAATCATAGTTCTCATGCTATTATTCTACGGTGAGCCAGATTTATTTGACGCAATGAGAGCCGCTCTCATTCGTTACTTCAACCATATCTAAGGAATATCAATTTGAGCTATGTTGACGCTTGGTACCAGAAAGAAAAAGATCTGGTTAGGGTAGTAGAACGCAAGGAAGGACGTCGCATCTATCGCGACTATCCAGCCAAGTATGCTTTCTACTATCCAGAAAAAGGTGGTGCGTTTACCAGCATGTATGGTGAACAGCTCACACGTGTACAAGTCAGCGGGCACAAGGCATTTGATAAAGAAAAGCGCATACATGGACACAAGCGATTGCATGAAAGTGACTATCGCCCACTCAATCGCTGTTTGGAAGACAACTATCTAAACAGCGAAGATCCAAAACTACAAGTAGCGTTTTTCGATATTGAGGTCGCGTTCAACAAAGAGCGCGGCTTTGCTGATCCCAGCGATCCTTTCAATCCTGTTACGGCCATTGCAGTATACCTGGACTGGAGTGATCGCTTGGTCAGTCTTGTGTGCAAGCCTGAAGGCATGACCAGAGAACGTGCAGAAGAGATCGTAGGACGATTTGATGACACGTTGCTATGCGATACAGAAGAAGAACTGTTAGAGAACTTTCTAACACTGATTGAAGATGCAGATGTCATGAGCGGTTGGAACTCAGAAGGATTCGACGTTCCATATACTGTGAATCGTATCTCAAGACTGATTGGTAAAGAGTACACTCGCAAGTTCTGTCTTTGGGGACAACTGCCACAACGCAGAGAGTTTGAGAAGTATGGTCGCACACTAGAAACATTTGACTTCATTGGTCGTGTGCATCTAGACTATCTTGAACTATACCGCAAGTACAACTATCATGAGATGCATACCTATCGGTTGGATGCTATTGGCGAGTATGAGCTAGGCGAAAAGAAGATCCAGTATGAAGGTACATTAGATCAACTATACAACAATGACTTTGAAAAGTTCATTGCGTATAACAGGCAAGACGTCATGCTTCTCAAGAAGCTAGACGACAAGCTCAAATTCATCGACTTGACCAATCTTATTGCACATGCCAACACAGTAGGATTGCGTACCACGCTGGGTGCTGTTGCTGTTACTGACCAGGCAGTCATTAACGAAGCTCATCGACGTGGAATGATTGTTGCCGATCGCGGCGGACGTACAGAAGATACTGCGGCCGCAGGTGCGTATGTTGCGTATCCTAAGAAAGGTCTCCACGAATGGATCGGATCAATGGACTTGAACAGTCTGTATCCTTCCGTGATTCGTGCGCTTAACATGAGTCCTGAAAGCATTGTTGCACAGGTTCGGCAAGACTTGACTAAGCAGATGATTGCTGATGCGCTAGCAGAAGGCAAGACGCTTGCAGAAGCTTGGGAAGGTCGATTTGGCTGTCCAGAATACGAAGCAATCATGAATCGCGACATCGGTGTTGCGCTTACACTTGATTGGGAGAACGGTACTAGCCAACAGATGAGTGCCGCAGAGATTTATAATCTTGTGTTCCATAGTGGTGCGGCATTGATGCTCAGTGCTAACGGTACCATCTTTAACTATGAGAACAAAGGTGTCATTCCCGGACTGCTAGAACGTTGGTATGCTGAACGTAAAGAACTGCAAGCCAAAGCACGTGAAGCTAGCAAGGAAGAGTTTGACTTCTGGGACAAGCGACAGTTGGTTAAGAAGATTAACTTGAACTCTGCTTATGGTGCGTTGTTGAACGCAGGCAGTCGATTCTTTGATCAACGTCTTGGACAATCAACTACACTAACTGGTCGTTGCATTGCCAAACACATGTCTAGCCAAGTGAACGCAATGATCACTGGCGAATACGATCACGTTGGCAAAGCAGTTATCTATGGTGATACAGACTCTGTTTACTTCAGTGCCTATCCAATCTTGAGAGAAGAGATTGATAGTGGCGCACTGGAGTGGAACAAGGAAAAGGTAATTGAGCTTTATGATCATGTTGCTGGAGAAGTCAATAGTACTTTCCCAACATTCATGAGCGAAGCGTTCAATGCACCCACAAGCCAAGGCTCGCTTATCAAAGCTGGTCGAGAAGTTGTTGCCACTAAGGGCGTCTTTATCATCAAGAAGCGTTATGCTATCCTTGTGTATGATCAAGAAGGCAAGCGCAAGGACAAGGACGGAAGTCCTGGCGCACTCAAAGCAATGGGCTTGGATCTCAAGCGTAGTGATACTCCAGAGTTCATGCAACGGTTCTTGGAAGAGATCCTGATGAAGATGCTGACCGGAGAAACCAAAGAGCATATCTTTGAACGAGTGCGTAAGTTCCGTACTGAGTTCAAGAGCCGTCCAGGTTGGGAGAAAGGTACTCCCAAGCGTGTGAACAATCTAACGCATCACACAGCGGTATATGACAAGACTGGGCAATGCAAGATTGGGCATGCGTTGGCTGCTATCCAATGGAATCGCATGCGCAAGGCGTTCGGTGATGGATACAGCATGGAATGCTCAGACGGTATGAAGGTGATTGTTTGCAAGCTCAAGAACAATCCTTTGCAGATAAAGAGTATCGCATACCCGACAGATGAACTACAACTGCCTGAATGGTTCAAAGTGTTACCATTCAATGATGACGGCATGGAAGATGCTATCATTGATAAGAAGCTGGACAACCTTATTGGTGTACTGGATTGGGACATCAGCGAAACCAAAGGCGATAATGCCGCAAACTTTGACAGCCTTTTCGAGTGACAAGAGCACCAGGATCTATTGACATAGGTCTAAGTATATCATATAATCTAATCAACAACTGGAGAACAACATGAAAGATTTCGTATTCGATGTTAGCAAGCACACCGCAGCCTTAGGCTTTTTCGAGAGTGCAAAGCTCGTCACAGATGACAAGACAACTGAGATTTTTTCTCAAGACGCCGCACACAATACCAATACCAATGTAGTGCTTAATGGCAAGATGAATAACCCTGTAATCGGATTAGATGGCGAGGTTGGACTTAGCAATCTCGGCTTCCTTAAAGGCTTGTGCGATATGCACCGTGCAGAGGAAAGTGCTGTTACTGTTGGTAACATCAATAAGAATGGCAAGGATGAACGAGATCACTTTGTATTCTCAGACAAGAGTGGTAACACTGACAAGTATCGTTTCATGCCTGAGCAGTTGGTGTCTAGCTTTAAGACTCCACGTTTCAAAGGCAGCAAGTGGGACGTGACGTTTACTCCACTCAAGGCCAAGATCAGTGAGATGGCGCAACGTGCAGGACTGTATGCAGGTATGGAGCCGCTGTTTACTGTCAAGGTAGAAAACAAGAACTTGGTTGCCATCTTTGGTAGCGAAGGTTCTGGTAGTCACTCAGGCAAGATGGTCCTAGCAAGCGGTGTTGAAGGTACTGTTAAGGAAGGCACTTACTATCCAATTGACAAGTTCCTTGCTGTTATGAAGTTGGCCGCAGATGAGAATTGTGTTGTAAACTTCTCTGCTAATGCGGCAATGATTTCTGCAGATTCTGGACTTGGTACTTACAACTATATTTTCCCTGGATTGACCAAGTGAGTATAAAGAAGCTGACCAAACAACTAATTGACACGCTCAACAAGCTGGAAGAGATCACAGTCCAGCTTGAAGAAGAGGGTGTACA